TAACCGCAGGGATGGAGCAAGAATCCACGGGGATGTTACTCAGACCTTACAGGCATTTTGTGGTACAGGCGGTGGTAACACGCCTATGGTTAACACATCAATGGCCGTTCGCAGATTAACCCCTATTGAGTGTGAACGCCTTCAAGGATTCCCAGACAACTACACAAACATCCCTTGGCGGAAGAAAGATGAATCACCTGATGGACCACGATATAAAGCTTTAGGTAATAGCATGGCAGTACCTGTCATGGCATGGATTGGATCAAGAATAAAAAAATTTAAAAAAAGTGTTGACATTGATATGTTGTAGTCTTATTCTTACATCCAAGCCGAAGCAATACCGCTGAAGCACAACGGAGACACCACCATGACCACACTACTACAAATTGCTTTTATCTTGTCTGTAATGACCTATGCGCTAGTCGGCTTTGTACAGGGTTTTTAAGATGGATTACGAACCCATAAACATAGCAGGGCTGAAATACAAACAATCAAAACGCAATTGGTTTAATTGTATGCGCGTTAAGTTGATTGATTGGCAGATTCAGCGTTGTTACAAAAGAGCCGCTCAATTAATTGAAAAGGCCAAAAAATTGGAGGACAAATAATGTTTAGAGACTCAAGAGTCACCATCACACCCGAAGAAGATAAAAGCTATCAAAGCCCACCTGAGCGCTTATTGTTTTGCGCGGTAATTAACTCAGCGTTAAACGATGCTCGTATGGCACCCGCTGATAAATCATTGATTGCCCGTGAAGCTATGGATTTCTTGTTAACTACGCGCTCTGATCTTTATCTAGAATTATTAGAGTTTGAACCTGAAGCGTTTAGACAAGGATTGGTACGCACCCAGCATTTAGAGTGTACGAGGCCATTAGATTACTTTGGAGAAAAGAAAGAGGGCCGAATGGCCTCAATAGAAAGCGAAAACAAAAAGCGCAGAGTGTTTCGGTACAACTACAAATTATTAAAATCTCAAATGTTTAACACACCAATCCCATTTAACATGATTTACGAAACCTCACCTTTGGTAACTAGACGATGAAGCATCTCGCAGAACTTAAACCCACTTGGAAGCCCATAGAGACTGTTCCTAAAGGCACAAAAGTTTTGCTTAGACTCAAGTACGGTACAGCCATTATCGGCGTGTATTACCCTGAGATTGGTGCAGAGTGGTGGTGCGGTTTACCCGTGTTTACAGAAGAACAAAAACAGGAGCTGAACAAATGAAAACATTAAATACAAAATTGATTGTGATCTGGTTGTTGGGTGTCGGTACATTGTCTTTTTGGTTATATGACATTGCCTTTAGCGCTGATACCGTGACCGTTGATTCTAAGCATTGGCAATGCACTGCAAGTCAACCAAAAGGAATAAATGCCGAGTGTATGCGACTGGAGAAAAAACTATGATGACAATCACTTGGAACGATAACGAATTAGACGTACAAGGCAGGATTATTAAATATTACCCAGCAACAAGAAACGCACACGCTGAAGGTGGTGATGTTGAAATAGAATTTATCTGGGCAGCACTTAAAACTTTTAACGGCGAGTATGTAAAAGTCGACATTATGCCGGTATTGAGTGAGCGGGATTTTGAAGAGATTGAAGAGATTATTTTAAAAGATTAAAAGCAATGGAGAATAATTATGAGATACGCACTAACACTATTTATTTTAGGATCAGCTATTTTGTACGGAGTCGCTAAAGCTGGGTCTGTTGGTTGTTACCAATTTGGAAATATTACGCAATGTTCTAACGGAGTATCCGCGTACCAGTTTGGGAACATAACGCAAATTCAAACGCCTCCCACAATACAACCGCCTGCCATACAACCAATACAGCCAGTAATCCCAATTCAACAACCGTATCAACCAATTTATCAACCATATCAACCATATCAACCATATCAACCATATAGATAAAGTAAAGCCCCTAAACAGGGGCTTTGTCTATTAAGCGGAAGCGGTTGGAGTAGCTTGTTGTAGCTGTTCCGTTACATCACGCTCAATCTTTTCAATGATGGGCTTTACTTGCTTGTAAGCACCTGCATTTAAAGCACCTAACACAATATTTAATTCATCCAAAGTTAAGGTAAGAGTAAATTCATTCATAGTTGCATTTAATTTGTAAAATTATGTCATAAATAGTGTGTTGTGGAGTTAAATCAATGTTTAATCCAGAACCACAATTTATTGTAGCACAACCGGAAACTGCAATTATTTGGATTCCGATTCCCACTTTTTTAAAAGTGAACCAAGATCATCAGCTGGTAAATGAGAGGCCCCAAAAATTGCTAAAGCTAATGCTTCTATTGCATGTTCTTGTCCATCTGTTAATTGATATAAACCAAAAGCAGAAATGATTAACATGATTCCGCGCCAAGTTGATAATTCACCCAGTCTATTCAAAATAAATTGTTTCATTTAGTTTCTCTCTTTTTTAAATAAGCAACTGCTAATTCTACGCCTAAATTAGCTTCCCATTGCAACAATTGAAGACCAATAATTTCTAATTCAGCAAGCACACCTGCACGCTTAGAAGCGTCATCAATTTCTTTATCAGCCCAGCGTTCTACAGTAGCTAATATCCTAGCAAATACATCAGAGCTAAGAATTAAGTTAGCAAATGCTTGAATAGCTTCCAAAATAATAAAGTTCATCTTCTATCCTCCAGTTTTGTTTCAATACGGCCAATGGCCAACTCAATACGACTTAAACGCAAATCAATTTCTTTAGCTTGTTGCTCGTGTTTGTCTTTATGAGACTGTAAGCTGTCCTCTAATTGCGAAATGCGGTAATCATGATTTTGAATTAAAGCCCATGCTGTAATTGCTGCGCCAATAAGAATTAATCCAGAATCCAACCATTTTTGCATTTCCGCGCCTCTCATTATATTTTTGATAGTTGAAAGTGCATGCCATCTGGTTTACTCCATGTACCGCCCCAATCAAACCCAGCATCAGTAAAGCACTTCACTAATTCAGGTGACATAGTGGGCTGTTTACCAAATTGATTCCAAGCTGCATTAATATCTATAGCAATTCCCCAAGAGTGTAGAGAACTGCTAGAAGCGCCACGCTTCCTGCGAATATTAAAACAACCATCCCAAGTACGAATTTGAGCAACCAACCCTTTCGATATAACATTTGCAAAAGCAATACCCAAAGGAGCAACAAGGTCGCGGTTACAATATATACGTTTAGGTATCGCTCCATGTTCTAACTCGCTTGGTACGTCCCAAAGCACCATAAACTTTTCAGTTTCAGATGGGCCATATTTTTTAAGGGCTTGTTGTGATGTAATCATGTCTTAATGCAATACATTAATGCAATGTTAATAGGTCTTGCTTCTGCACCAGAAGACTGTGTGCTTATTCCTGTACCGGCTCCCTGAATAGAGATACCAGTACCCGCGCCTTGAGTTGCTGTAACATTTGATTGAGTTTGGACGTTACCACCGCCACCACCACCAGCCGCGCTATTCCATGAGGCTACACCAGGCGAAATTCCATGCGCGTGACCAGGATCATTGACGCCGTGAGCATGGCCCGGATCATTTATGCCGTGAGTATGCGGAGCGTTACTTGCAGTCTGAGTCGATCCTAAAGTTCTTCCAGAATCTATTGAGCTTCCGTCTGACCAGCCGCGAACAAAATAACCTCTTAAGTCAGGAATGTTAAACGTGGTGCTGCCGTCACCTGTGCCGTATGTTGTACCAATTGCATTAAAGAGAGTGGCGTATATTGTTCTTGAAATAGCAGAACCATTACACTCAAGATAACCAGTAGGGGCAGTTGCACCGGCATAGTTAATGATCATGCCTGAAGGTGAAGAAAGAGCAGCACTGATTGGCCATTGAGAGCCAAAATTAGTGCTATCAACACCTAAATTTAAAGTAGGGCTTGAGTAATCAATGTAAATTTCATGGTTAGATCCAGCCGTAGTTGTGCCAGTCTGAACCGCAACCGGAATACTTGAAGGATTGGTTTGAATCAAGCCATATTGAAATGATGACAATCCAGAATCAAGCGCATTTCCAGCATCCATTCTAAGTGTTATGTTTGTAACACTTCCAGTAAACGATGCAACCGAAATAGTTCCGTATTGAAGCCCGGAAGCGCAAGATAATTTAAGCCTTCTATTTACCTGAAGAATGGCCCTATTGTCACCACTTACACTGAAGCTTGATGAGGTTAGGAAAGTTGGAGTACCACCGAAAGTCTCCCAATCTCCAGATAACAACAACAAAGTAGCATCATTAATGCCTGAGATTTGATCATAGGTTGAAATAGTGACGCCATGCGTCTGACCAAATAACGGTGGTCCTTCAAGAACAATCTTGTAATATTGTCCTGCTTGCAACCAGATTTCACCGCCTGTTTCACCTCTAGCATCTAACTGAATAGGGTTAGTCCATGCAGTTAAGGCCGTGCCATCTGTGTATGCTGTTAAAGGCGTAGTTGTACCTGCCGCATAAAACCACATTAAACCGCCGGCTAAGAATTGAGCGTCATTGCTCCACTGGTTTTCTTGAAGTATCGGACAAAGGTTAGCTGCTGACATTATGTAATCCTCTTATCTAAATCTGCGCTTCAGGTATTCTGGAACATTGGTTGTTGTGCGCTCTAACATTTTGGAAATACCAGAAGGTGCTTGACCCGCATGATACGCATTTAATAACTGTTGGAACTGTTCAGGATTGCGTAATGCTTCATCTAAAGCAGCAGCGCCTCTTGATCTACCTAAAGCATCTACCATATTTAAAATGGTTGCAGTCTTGCCGCCACCAGGCACTAAGCCTGACTTCATGAGTGATGTTAAATACGTTGCGGTAGGTGAGCCAGAAACCGCTCTAGCGCCTTTCTGAGCGTTTTCTAAAGCAGACATGGCCATTGCAGCATCTTCTAAGAAACCGCGCCCTGAAGGTGTCAGACGGTCAATTTCAGACGTACCTAATTCTTTAGTGGTAACGTCTGATGCTGCCTTACGCATTTTGTATGGTGTAATAGAGCGGATGGTAGTACCAGGAATAACAGGAGCGTTCTTGAACATATCTAGGACATCTCTAAACGCTCTACCCTCTTCAATGGGTCTAATCTTATTTACATAAGTTGATAAGTATTTGTCCCATTCACCCTGACTAGCAGCGCTTAATCCTTCATCTAGCGCTGACTTTAATTCCATTGCGCCTTTACGGTTGGATTTAATCGCATTGGCTAACCGGTCGTTAGGACCAGCCATTCCTCTTAAAGCGTCATCAATTTGCTTTCTAGCTGCGTATAAATCAGAGGGATCAGGTCCAGTTGGATAACCTGCACCTTCTGGTCCACCTAAAGCAGAACGTTCAGTTGCTTTTATGGTGCTTTGCAATGGAAGTGATGCTCTGCCAACCTCACCAGGACGAACGCGCATTTCTGCCATTGTCTCGGTTAATGGTGCAGTCATTTCAAAAACAGTAGGAGACTTTCTAGCCTTTTCAAAAGCGCCTTGTCTTAATGCTCCAGTTTCTTCATTAAGCTTTTCTATAGCCAAGCGTTCTTGCTCACCTGTTAAAGCTCTCTTTTCTAAACCAGCAATGATGGCTTGCTGATTCTCAATATCACGTTGCATAAAATCAGCAGGCGCCCTGTTGCGAGCGTTCATTTCAAGCTCTAACAATCTAGGATCATCTGTAATCATGCCAACAGTCGGTTTTACGCCCTCAGCGCGTCCAAATGGAGGCAAAACAGGACCCGCTTGTCCTGGTGGTGGAACATTGCCATACACACTAGATAATTCTCTTGGAAGCGTTGCACCGGCTGTTTCCCTAGATATTTCTCTAAGAGCGCCGTACTGTGGATTAATAATGCCACGCCCGTATCTAGCCATGCCCGTTATGCCTTTTGCAGCCGGTCCCATAACTTCAGGCAATACAGCGCCACCTACAGCGCCTGTGGCTGTAGCTTGTGAGCGTTCAAAAGCGTTTGAATAAGGACTTAAACCGGCTTGTGCGCCACCTAATAAAGCATTGAGGCCAATTCGCCCCGCTGTCGTTGTTGCTCCATAAGGAACCGCCATGCTTTCTAAAGCCATCATTCCAATGTCACCGGCCTTGGTTAAGGGTGGTGCATTTTCAGATTGCTGAGTCAGTTCTTCACCTTTCTTTTGCACAAATTCACGGTAAGGTGAGTATGGTTGCCCCATTTCACCTGAAATCATGCGTCCAATGTCTGAACCAATCTCTTGTGCGCCAATCAGTTGTTTTGCTAAACGTAACTTCATGCCTTCAGAAAGGCTACCTATATCTGTGCGCTCTAGTTCTTTCTTGGGTTTCTTTTTTGCAATGCTTAATGCTTTTGCAAAAGCGTCCTCTTCAGAACCAACGGGTTTATTGCTTAATGCGGATGCAAACTCTTCATATGTCATAGCCATTATTGCGCTCCAGAAGATTTATTCATCCTCTTGAAAATTGTTTTGGCTGACTCTTCAGATAAATATCCGTTATGTACAGCATCAATCAATTGTTCAGGCGTCATTTCTGCTTTTTGTGCAATAAACGCTTCTTGATCCCTATAAAATTCATCAAGCGCAGCTAACCTGTTTTTAATGGGTTCATTAGATGCAGGATCACCAACCGCTTGCAATCGTGCTTGATATTCTTTATCCGATTGAGATCCTGGTGCAAAAGGAGAAGATTTTGCAAGCTGTTGGGTAATTACTTGCAGTTGTGCTGTAGCATCTCCACCAGGAATTGCTACACCAAACACTTTTGCAATTTTACTAATGCCTGATTCAAGATCACCTTCAATAGATTCCCGAATCAAATTACGAACCTGTTCAGGTGGTTTTGCTCTGAAATAAGTATCAATAGCCCGTTTATCCGCAAGCTTTTCTTCTGTGGTTAATTTAGCTTTAATTTTGGCTTCTTCTTCAGCCCCTGCAACGGTTGCTTTTTCTTCTGGCGTTACGCCTTTAGCCATTGGCAATGTTTGCCCTGGTTGCATTATTTCGTACTGAGTTGACTCTGGAGCAGGACCGTATTGCGAAGACATTGGCCCAGCTCTACGAACATTTGGATTTGGAGGAAGCAATTCAGGAGCGCCTGTTGTTTGGTTTTGCGTAACTTTTCCTCTAAATTCTTCTGGGGTATAGGCTGGAGGAAGACCACGCACAGCCCTCTCACGATCAACATATAGTTGATTCTCCATCCAAGGAGATTTATACCCACGGCCCAAAGCATTAATCATTACCTGATCAGGCGTGTGTTCTTGTGGGTTAAAATTGGCAGGTAAATTAAAGCCTTTACTTCTTAAATCAGAAGCAGCTGCACCAATTTTTCTATTGTACGCTTGCATGTCTCCTGTTTTTAAAGCCTCTTCTGCAATAGGTCCAAACACTTTAGATACATACTCTTGTTGAGAAGCATCCATTTCCATGCCGGTTTTTGCGGTTGATGCTTCTGCCTGCCTTATTTGCGCCTCTTTTGCTCGGTTTTCTAAACCAAGTTGTTGCATTTCCATAGCCATTTTTGGGTTATAAGCACCAATTTGTTCATAAGATGGTATACCACCAGATTCAGCAAACAGTTTTCTTAAACCGCGTTCCGCTGTTAAATCTTCTTGCGCTTTTTCCAAAGCCATTTGATCCATTTGAGAAGAACGTGAATTTTTTAAGCCTTGATAAAATTCTTGTCCTGTTGGTTGGGACGCATAAATCATCCGCATGATTTCTGTTAAATCAGACATAAAAATACCTATTAGCTAACAAACGTGTAACCGTATGAATTATTTGCTAATCCAGCCTGATTTGCGGAGTTAGCTGTAATCGGAGAAACAACATTACCCATGTTAGAACCACCAATTCCAGAAAAATAATTTCCTAAACTTGATAAGTTGCCACTACCATAAGCCGATCCTAAAGATGATCCAATGTTGCCAATACCTTGACCAATAGCCGCATAAGGAGCGCCAGCCGCGGCTGCATTAGCATTGCCAAGATTCTGATAGGCGTTGCTAATTGATGAGCTTTGACCAATTCCAGCCAAAGCATTTGCTGCGTTTAACCCAACACCAGAAGCGTTGGCATAATTTGCAACATTTTGATTAGATTGATTAGCAGCCGTGTTATACAGGTTGGCTTGTTGACCAAGAACATTAGCCGTTTGTTGTTGCCCTTGCAGATTTTGATTAAAGGCATTGCCGTATGCTGTTTGTGCTCTTTGCCATGCGTTTTGGAAACCTGTAGCCGCTTGGTTTTGAGCGTAATTGTTAAGGGCCATTTCATTTGCACCCGAAAGTAAGCCACCCTTAGCCGCAGAAGAATTGTTAATAGCTTGCAATCCTTGTTGTAATTGCATTTGATAGCCTGGAGTAGCTTGTAATTCTGCAAGATTATTGACCATTGGCGTATACAATGGGCTTTGTTGATACTGCGACATTCCATAAGGAGTCGTCATACTGGGTACAGCGTTGGCGTATTGACCAACAGTATTGTTATAATTACCCATCGCCGTACCGTAACCTGATAAGGCACTTTGGTAGTTTGGTATATTTGTTTGACCAAACTGGATGTATGGGTTTATGTTGTTTTGAGCCGTGTTATAAACACTTTTTTGCCAGGCTAACTGCGCTGCTGCTTGCTGTTGGGCTGCGTCCGCAGCACTACTGGCTCCGGCTGCGCTTACGCCAGCCCCAATTGCGGCTCCTGCTACTGCGAATGGCATAAACGCCTCCTATCTGATCGTATGCAAATAATAAGTGTGATTCTGTCTACAGGTGAATCATTCCGTACCCAATGCGTTACTTGGTTGTTAAACCAATAAACCTCACCAGGTTGAGCAGAATATTCGCCTTCCTCAAAGCAAAACGCTTGATTTGGATGTGCTTCAAGCTGAATTGCATATTTATCGTAATACGCTGCATGCCAACTAACGTCAACATGAGGAGCCACAGAACCACCTGAAGGTATCCGTGTAATGAGTATGCCGCCAAGTCTTTCACCTTGAACGCGGCTCATAATTTGAAAAGCTAAATCTTTTACAGCAGGTAATTGTTGTGCTGCTTCATACCATACAGGATCATGTTCTTCATTAAAGTCAGACCATGAACCATTAAACTCTGCGTAATCTCTATATCGCACCCAAATGTCTGATATTCCCGTATGAGGACTATCATACCGTTCAGTACGGTTTGTGAACATATTCCACAGTTGTGGATTCTGCTTGATTTGAAGTAATGCCGGAATGTGATCTACTGCACCTATTGACAACACATTGTTCAAACCATTTCCCTCACAAGTTCAATTGCTGTGTGGTTTTGCACGTTCATATCACATAACAAATTAAATCTATGTATGTTAAACGGCAAACCAAATACAGTCCTGCACACTTTAGACATTACAGCAGGATCAAAAAGATCCTTAAACTGTATCCTGTAACCTTCAATCTGACTTAACATGTCTATTGAGTCATCTGGCATTAAGGGAAACGCCATTTTCTTCAAAGAATCGTTTATCTCAGTTAATGAACGTTCAATAATTAATTTAGGTGCTGAATGAGCGTTAATAGCTTCAATTTGATAAATTGCGCTTGTTTCAGCTATACCAAACTTTAAACCAAACCCTTGTTGATCTAATTCATTCAACGTGTGATAAATAAAACTTTCATGCCAACACAAACTAACATCAGTGGTGAAAAGATTAGCGGCCCAAGCTGTGCCTGAGCGCGGTAATCCAATGACCATAAAATCAATCATTTCTTCTTACAGCAACCAGCCTTACTTTTACGAGCTTCAGAATAAGCAATTGCGGCCGCTTGTTTGACCGGTTTACCGGCTTTTACTTCTGTAGCAATGTTCTTGCTAATTGTCTTTTGTGAAGAACCTTTTTTTAACGGCATATTGACCTCCAGAGATATTTATAATATAGCAAAAGTTGGGTCTAACGTATACCACCCTTTGTCATTCAAATTGTTGATCTGCTTAAAGATTCGATCCATTTGAGCGCCTACATTCTCAAGAGAGTATTTTTCTCTTGTATTGTGTGCAATTCTTTTACGATCTAACTGTCCTGCAAACTCAACCGCTGTCACCCAATCGCCTAACGTTTTACACCTAAAACCAGTAACTCCATGCTCAATGGTTTCACAGAACGCCCCATAATCAGAACCAAGCAACGGAGTACCGCATAACATGCCTTCAACACCTGCACCGCCAAAAGGCTCACAGTATTGGGTTGGCATAACCATAGCGTATGCGTTTCTTAGAAGCTCACTACGGGCCAAACCAGTGACAGGCTCACGGTACGTCAAGTTAGGTATTTCTGGGTCTAGAAATAACTCAGGATAACCAGAACCACACATCACTACCGGCATATCTACATGCCTTGCAATCTCTTTTACAGTTTGCAGTCCCTTACACTCAATAACTCGTCCAAAATAAAGCAGGTACTTGCCTTGCTCATAACTTGGGGTCCAATCATCTAAGTCATAACCCATAGGACACACCCATTGATATGAGTTTCCTTGCTTTTGTTCCTTGCCCTGATGCCATGACCACCATTGATAGGTTTCATAGATCCTTAAATCCAATCCGCAATCAGGGTATCCAATCCCTATCTCTACGTGCTTTGCTTCTGGAAACATTTGAGCAAAGTCGGCGTGTGTAACGCCAAACGGATGACAAACAATGTCACCAGGTTCAATGCGTTTTGCTAGTTCTTTTCTTAATTTAGACGTAAACGCTCTATAAATATCAGAATCAAGGTTTGCCTCACCGTGAGGTGGTGCAGAGTTCATTTTTGCTTTTAACTCTTCAAACTCGTCCTTTTTCAATATAACCACATGCTCTGATGCCTGTGATGTTGATCCTTCATTGCTGTACTCAATGACCTCATGCCCATAAGGGAGCATCATCTTTCCAAATCTATATATCCTTCCTGTAAATGCACAATGGCTATATTCTGGTGTTGGAACCGTGTGAAATAACCCAAGTAGATGCAGTTTCATTTATACAATTACCCATGTTGCTCCTGATGACACGGTGATTGTAACACCAGAGGCAACCGATACAGGACCGGCTGACAATCCGTTATTGGTTGCAGCAATTGTGTAATTTGCAGCAATTGAATTAGCGTTAACTTGTATGCCATTAGTAGACACATGAGCCACTGCGCTTAATTCACCTGTGCTTGGCTTATACAGATAGTTTGGATTACTGGTATAAGACGTTGTAATAGGACCAGACGTTGATGCAGCAAAAACAGGATAAACATTAGTAGCCGTAGCAATGTCATTGCTAATGGTTGAATAAGGACCAGTTGCGCCTGTTGCACCGTTGCTTCCAGAGGTTCCTGATGGACCTGTAGCTCCTGTAATACCTATTCCAGTTGCACCCGTAGCGCCATTGGTTCCTGCAACGCCTGTTGGTCCAGTAGGTCCAGTAACAGATAAACCAGTTGGCCCTGTGGTCCCTTGTATTCCCGTAGCGCCCGTGATACCGATTCCGGTTGCGCCTGTAACACCTAATCCGGTTGCTCCCTGTGGCCCTGTTGCGCCTGTAATTCCAATACCGGTTGCACCGGTAATACCAATTCCTGTTGCACCTGTTATGCCAATTCCTGTAGAGCCTTGTGGCCCGGTTGGTCCGGTTATACCAATACCTGTTGGCCCCGTACTGCCTGTAAGCCCTGTGGCTCCTGTAATACCAATGCCTGTCGGCCCAGTGCTACCCGTTAAACCGGTTGCGCCTGTAATTCCTATGCCGGTAGCTCCTGTAACACCTGTCAATCCAGTAGCTCCTGTAATACCAATACCAGTTGGTCCTGTGCTACCTGTTAAACCAGTAGCTCCTGTAATACCAATACC